CGAGGAGATAGCCATGGGAATTGTATTTTGGGGGGAGGACTTCCGGTTGCTGTAAAAAATAATTCCCTGTTTTCTCCCACAAAACGCCCATAAATAAGACTTAAATCGACCCAAAAACAGCCCAAAAGTTCCCTTGAAAAGGAACGGGCACGCGATAAAATATCATTGTGGATATTTATGCAACGGATTGCATATTGTCGCACGAAGCAACGTCGAAAGGTGGATCATTATGAAGGTCATCGAAAGAAAGGTATCCGAACTGAAGCCGTATGAAAACAATCCCCGCAAGAACGATGAGGCTGTTCCGCTTGTTGCGAACAGCATTAAGGAGTTCGGTTTCAGGGTACCGATCATTATAGATTCCGACGATGTGATCGTGGCTGGGCATACAAGGCTCAAGGCGGCAATATCGTTGGGGATGAGTGCAGTTCCGTGCATTGTGGTAGATGATCTTACACAGGAGCAGATCAAGGCGTTTCGGCTTGCCGACAATAAGGTGAGTGAGTTCGCCGCGTGGGACAGCTTGAAATTGCCCACAGAATTAAAAGACCTACAGATAGATATGGAGCAGTTCGGGTTCACAAGCGCGGACATGCTGGAAGATGCCTACAACATCGTGGATGATGACACATACAACAATTCAACGAGCATACCGCAGTACGAAATTACTGGAGAATGTCCACCCTTGCAGGCGTTGGTGGACGAGGACAAATACCAAGAGCTGGTAAGGAAGATTAGAGAAACCAAAGACATAGATGAGGGCGTCAGACAGTTCCTACTAAAAGCCGCGACAAGACATCTGGCTTTCAACTATAAAAATATTGCTGAATTCTATGCCCATGCTTCTGCCGAAGTGCAGGAACTAATGGAAGATTCCGCGCTTGTCATTATCGACATTGAAGACGCGATGCGGAACGGGTTCGTTATGCTGAACGGGGACATTGAGGCGTTGACCGTAGCTAAATTAAATAACGAGGAAACATTGCAATGAGGGAAGACTTCGCTGTTTTTATCCTGTCCAACGGAAGGGCAGACAATTTACATACTTTGAAGATGCTTAAAAAGGTGAATTATACGGGGAAATATTACATCGTCTGTGATGACCAAGATCAGACCTTATCCCGATACAAGGAATTATACGGAGACAAGGTCGTTGTTTTTGACAAGGCTGAGATCGCGAAAAGGGTGGACACGGGGACGAATGATCCCGACCTCCGCGCCGTTGTGTTCGCGAGAAACGCCTGTTTTGACATAGCCGAGAAGTTGGGGCTGGGGTATTTCTTACAGTTAGATGACGATTATCGGGGGATCAATTTCCGTTTTATGGTAAAAGACGGGACCTTACGCGCGCAGCCATTGAAGGAAAGTTTTGATAAGGTGTGCGAGGCGTTTGTTCGATTTCTTGAAACGACCGAAGTGAGTACGATCGCGATGGCGCAGACGGGGGACTTGATCGGCGGGAAGGACTCCAGTGTATGGAAGAAGGTTCTGCCTCGAAAGGCGATGAACAGCTTTTTCTGTAAGACGGACAGGCGGTTTTGGTTCATTGGAAAGAGCAACGAAGATGTCTCAACTTATGTGACCCTCGGAAATAAGGGGATTATATTTTTTACGTATGCAAGGCTATTCGTTGATGTGGTTCAGACTCAATCCTTAAGTGGGGGCATGAGTGAGTTTTACGAATCAGGCGGCGGATACGTGAAGCCATTTTCGAGCGTTGTTTTTTCACCGCAGGCAATAAAGGTTTCGACAATGGGGGTTACTCATCGCAGATTCCACCATCGGATCAACTGGAACCTCTGCACACCCATGATACTAAACCAGAAATGGAAAAAGAAGAGGACGGAGGGCTAAACAATGGCAGACATCGGGAAGTTCAAGCTGATAAAAAACGCCGAGAATATAGCCTCGAAGAAGCCCGTGACCGCCGACATATTTCTCACGAATTACTGCAACAACAAGTGCGTTTACTGTAATTACCGAAGGTGGGGAGAGTCGGCAGAGGGGGCGTACTCGATGTCGTTTGACGAGTTCGTGAGGTACGCAATCATATTGCTGAAGATGGGCGTAAAGGGGTTTATCCTTACAGGGGGTGGAGAGCCGACCGTCTGTAGGGATTTCGACAAGATCACCGCATGGCTGGAAGCGCACAATCTGGCTTACGGGATTAATACCAATTTTAACGAGCTAAAGCTGATTTCGCCGCGATACTTGAAGGTTTCGGTGGATGCACACAGCCGAGAAAAGTACCGCGAAATACGCGGCGTGGACGCGTTCGAAAAAGTTAAGGATAACATAACTCGGTACGCAAGCTGGAAGATGAACAACGGAGTCAACACCTCTCTCGGTGTGCAGGCTGTGGTAACTGACATCGACGAGGTGAAATTGTTTTATCATGCGATGAAAGGGTTGCCTGTCGATTATATCGTTATGCGACCGATAGAAAGCACGAACGCAGAGTTTTATTCCCATGCTGAATCTGAGAAAAACCGAAAGGCGATAATTTCAAGGCTGGAGGCGATAGCAAAGAAAGATCCGCGTCTGGTGATCAACTACAAATGGTATGAGACCGAGTCAAGGTTCGAAAAGTGTTATGCAAACTGGTCACAGATTGCCCTCGATGAGCGGGGGAATGTCATCTATTGTTGTCATAAGCCATACGAAATCGTTGGGCATATCACCGACCCCGACATACTGGATAAAAAGAAAGGGTTCGCCACGAATATCGCCCTTTGCGATGTGCCTTGTAGACTTACGGGTCCTAATCAGATTATCAAGCTGATGTCTGAGGGGACAGCCGAAGTTATGTTTATTTGATGGAGCGATCTTATCATGACAAAGATGACGGACGAGCAGATCGCACAGGGGTTGATGAAGACTTACGGGATCATCGGGCAGGTTCCGAAGTTCTTGAAAGAGAATTACGGCATCAAGGTAGCCAGACAGAACGTGTGGGACAGGGTTCAACGTAGTAAACGATTGCAGGAGGTACAGAAACAAGCGCGGGAGCAGATTAAAGATGCCGCCGAGACGGTGATCATTACTGAGATCGGAAACGGCAACTGGAAGGTTGCCCTGCAAGTGCTGAAAATGCTGGGCAAGGACAGAGGATACATCGAGCGAAAAGAATTTTCCGGGCCAGAAGGCGGCGCTATTCCAATAGAACAACATACCGTTGATTTGAGTAAGTTGTCCGATGAGGAGTTGAAACTCTTTGAAGAAATTACTCGCAAACTTTATGGGGGAAAAACTACCGGCGAACCTGCTGGAACAGGTTAGGGCGGAAAGAATCCGCCGGGAAAGGGAGAGGGCCTTTCAGCACTACGAGGACTACCTTATTTACTCCCATCACGGGAGATGGAAGCCCGCCCGGCACCTCAAAATGATTTGCGAGCTTTTGGAATCAGTCGAGCGGGGAGAGTTAAAAAAGTTAATCTTGACACTACCACCAAGACACGGAAAATCCATGAGCGTTACGGAATCGTTCCCGTCTTGGTATTTGGGACGCCACCCGGACCGGCGAGTTATTGAGGCATCTTACGGGGCCGACCTCGCGAAGCAGTTCGGCAGGGCGAACCGGTCGAAACTGGAAGAGTTCGGCATGGAGATTTTCGGCGTTACCGTCGACCCGAAGAATAGCAGCGTTACCGATTGGGGGATATTGGGGAGAAGCGGCGGAATGTTGAGCGTCGGCATCGGAGGCGGGATTACCGGCAAGGGTGCCGACCTTTTTATCGTTGACGACCCCATCAAAAACTGGAAAGAGGCGTTTTCAGAGACTACGCGGGAGAGCATTTGGAACGAATGGACGGCCTCCATATTGACGCGCATACACGCAGACGGGGCCATCATTATCATTGCGACCCGCTGGCACGAGGACGACCTTGTAGGGCGCATTTTGGAACAGGATAAGACCGAGGGAGAATGGACGGTCCTTAACATTCCTTGCGAGGCCGAAGAGCCGAAAGAGGGAGAAGCGCCCGACCCGTTGGGACGCGAGCCCGGCGAGCCGTTATGGCCGGAGCAGGGATACGACGCCAAATGGATGGCGAGAAAAAAGAGGGACGTTGGGGCCAAGGCATGGGAATCACTATATCAAGGCCACCCGACGCCGGGGCAGGGATTCCTCTTCAAACGGCAGTATTTCAAGTCTTTCCGGGAGCATTGGAACGGAAAAGAGGCGACATACGAGCTTATCACTACAGGCGGGTCAAAGTTATGGCCAGCGAGCCGCTGTAAGGTCTTTCAGACTTGCGACGTGGCCGGGTCTACCAAGACAAGCGCCGACTACTTCTGTTTGGGGACATTCGCCCTCACGCCTGATAACGAGCTTTTGATACTGGATATGTTCAGAGCGCGTATGGAGGGGCCGGATCAACCGGACTTCATTCAACAGCAGTATTTGGCCCGACGCCCTTTAATGGTAGGCGTTGAATCAAAAAATATGGGGCTCACGCTTTTCCAGTCGCTTGTACGGATGGGGCTCCCGATTGTAGAGTTGAAACCGGACGCCGACAAGTTCACGCGGGCTATGCCCGCCGCGGCGAGGTATTCAACCGGGACCATTTACCACCCGGTCCACGCCACTTGGCTCGACGACGCCGAATCAGAATTATGCGCGTTCCCGCACGGGGCGCACGACGACCAGGTGGACGTCGTGGCTTACGCCGTACTGATGTCTATTTGGGGATACTTGGATGTCGAAACGACAGAGAGCGACCGGGCGTTGATTATTGGATAGGGGGAAGATTTAATGGCAGTAATTGAAACCGTTGCGGACGGAGATTCCCGCGTCAGCATCATAAAGTTCGACAATCAGAAGAACGCGACCGGGACCGAGCCGCCGACGACAAGGAAGATGTCCAAGGATCCGTTCACAGGAGCTTACGGCGATAACATATTGGAGCCGCCTTACGACCTGTTTTTCCTGTCTACGCTCCCGGAGAGAAGCAATATCTTGGGCCAGTGCATAGAGGCTATGGAGACAAACATTGACGGGGCGGGCTTTTCTTTGCAGCCAACCGAGGCAAATATGCCCAACGACGCGGGTGAATATTCCGCTGAGGCTATCGCCGAGAAAAACAAGATTATCGACTTCTTTTCGTTCTGCAACCCCGACATGCCCTACACGCACCTTTGCCGCCTCACAAGACGCGACAGAGAGGCCACCGGCAACGCTTATTGGGAGGTTTTACGCAACCTAAAGGGCGAGATTTGCGGACTGGATATTGTGGAGAGCCATACGATGCGGCTTTGCAGGATGGATGATGAGTTCGTAGAGTACAAGCCGGTCGGTCCGGCCATCGACGAGAAGAACCGGCCCGCCTTTATCCGGAAAAGATTCCGCAAATACGTCCAAATTAAGGATGGGAAAAAGGTATTTTTCAAAGAACTTAATGACCCGAGATTCATAGACGCCCGGACCGGCGACGTAATAAAGACTGACGAAAAAGGAAACGCCGCTGACGGAAAGGCGCACATTTGGGCCACCGAAATATTGCACTTCCCGATTGCGTCTACAACGTCGCCTTACGGGATACCGAGATGGATTGGAAACCTTTTGTCCGTTCTGGGGAGCAGGCAGAGTGAAGAGGTCAACGCGGAGTATTTCAACAACAATACAGTTCCGCCGCTTGCCTTGCTTGTTAGCGGGAAGCTCGGCGAGAACACCGTCGAAAGGATTACGTCCTACATCGAGGAAAACCTTAAGGGCAAGAAGGGTTGGGGCAAGATGCTTGTTATAGAGGCCAGCCCGTCCGGGACGCAACTGCCCGGAATGCCTCAGTCGCGGGCCGATTTGCATTTCGAGCATTTGGCCGACGCACAGGTTAAAGACGGGCTGTTCCTTGAATACGACAGGGGGAACCGGGAAAAAATACGCTCGTCATTTAGGTTGCCGCCGCTTTTCGTTGGTTTGTCCGATGATTACACAAGGGCGACCGCGCTCGAGAGCAAAAGGGTCGCCGAGGCTCAGGTCTTTGGCCCGGAGCGCGATTACATGGACTTTGTTATCAATAACAAGATTCTGCCGGGCATTGGGGCCGGGAAGTATTGGAAGTACAAGAGCATGTCGCCCACCATGGACGACAGCGAAAGCCTCACGGCCATGATAAAGATTTTCGCAGAGTGCGGCATGACTATACGGGAGTGCCGGGACATTATGAGCGAGATTTTGAACCGGAAGTTGCAGAGCCGGGAGGAAAAAGGCGCCGAATGGCTGGACGTGCCGATGGCAGTCTACCTCGAACAAATGAGGGCTGGGGTGCAGGCCGACGAAGAGGCCCACGCTATCGAAAAAACCGCGCGGGTTCTTGCCGCCGTAAGGGAGAAAATATACGATGAAGAAGGGGACCTCGAATAAACGAGACGTCGCATTAAGGGTGCTGGACGACTACCTGTCGTACATGGGAATGCCGATTGAAAAGGCTCAAAGCGACTTAAAGGTTGTAACGATTTTAGGATTGGAAAAATTCTTTGTAAGTTACCTCAACAAGCACTCGAAGAAACTTACGAAGAACGCCTTCGCCATACTTTACAGCGAGCTCTTTCAAAACAACGCGACCGTTGCCAAGGAGGGCTTTGTGCACGCCACAAGCGCAATCGAAGCATATTTGCGGGGGGAGAAACTTACGCCCGCGGAAATACAGGCCATAGCGAACGTCGTAAATACTGCATACAATATTGGCAAGACCGAGGTCGCGAAGCCTGTTGGGATTGTACCCAAGACGAACATGGTGGATCTCAAGGCCGTTAATTGGTGCGCCAAGGACGCGAATTTCTGGATAGGCGATAATTTTAATACCCGCCTATCAGAGAGCATACAGAAGATGGTCATAGACAACGGAATGTTCTTAGGGTTAGGTCGCGAAGAGGTTGGGGCTATTTTGAAGGACAACCTCGATGCTTATTACAAGATGGACGCATATTGGAAAGGTTTGGCCGCCACCGTAATCAACCGGGCGAGGTGTTTTGGCGGGGTCTCTGCCATGGAGCAGGCGATGGTCGAGACATACGAAATACTGGCCATGATGGACGAGAGGACTTCCCCGTTCTGCCGAATGATGGACGGACACATCTTTACGTTGGGCGAAGCGGTAAAGGCCCGGGACGACATGCTGAACGCGACGAACCCGGAGGAAGTGAAGAAAGTCCACCCGTGGATACCATACAAAAAGGCCGTCAATATGACGCACAAGGAGCTCGTGGCCCAAGGCCAAGCTCTGCCGCCGTACCACTTTTACTGCCGGACGACATACATCGTGCGGTCATTTGCCGTCCCGGACGCAATCAAAGAAGCGCCGCCCATTATCAACTGTCAGGCCGCGGAGCCGAGCGATGTGTTGTCGCAGGACATCAACGACTACAAGTACGACGGGGACGCATCTTCTCTCGGAGGAGCCGGGGCCAAGTCATTCTACCGCGATGCGGCGGGCAACCGTTATATCTATAAGCCGGCGCAAACGAAAGCAGGGGCCCCGGAACCATTTAGGGCGCACATTCAGAAGAGCGCGTCCGACCTTGGGGACATTCTCTACGGGAAGGGCGAACACGTCGAAGTTACAACTATAACCGTCAATGGGCAACTCGGCACTATGCAGAAGATTGTGCCGGACGTTACAAAAAACCTAGGGGACGTTCCGCTATCGTCATTGACGCGGGAGCAACTGCGGATGATTCAACAGGAACATGTGTTGGACTACGTTATTGGCAACTACGACGCGCACGCGAATAATTTCGTTATTGACAAGAACGGGAAGCTGTGGGGAGTTGACAAGGAGCAGGCCTTCCGCTACTCAAAGGACCCTAAGTCCTACAAGATGAGCCTGACTTACCACCCGAACAGCGTCCACGGGGAAAAGCCGCCGATATACAATTTCCTGTTCAAAGGGTTTGCCGACGGGGATATCGACCTTGACCTACAGGACACGCTACCAATACTACAGCGCTTGGAAAAAATCAGCGACGCGGAATACAAGAACCTTTTGAAGGATTACACTAAGGCGCGCTTTTCCACGGCCGACGAAATGAAAGAGTTTCTTGATTGGGCCGTGGACAGGAAGAACGGGCTCCGTGCGGAGTATGAAGCATTTTATACGGGGCTCTTGAAAAAGAGGATTAAGGGTTTCAAGGGCAAGTTCCAGTTCTCGGATTCAATGCCCATCAAAAACATACCGGCCGCACCTTTGGCCGCCCAACCGAGCGCGGCATTGTGCCAATCCATGAGCATGAAAGAGCTCAAAGAGATGGCCAAGAACATGGGGATAAACGGCGCACCGTACCTCACGAAGGACGAGCTTATCGACGTTATCACCGGGAAGACGCCGAAAGGCGACACAATGGCCATCATCAAGGCCAGGCGGGCGCAAAAAAGGGCCGCACGGGCGGCGAACAAGGTCAAGCCTGCACCTGTTATAATCGAGAATGATACGGCAGATTTTACGGACATAATGAAAGGGCTGACCCACGACCGGGACGGGACCTATATCCCGCTGGACGGGGACATTGTAGAGGGCCAGTACGCGACCGGGCGGATACTCACAAGGGGCGGGGTCGACCACGTTTCCGTCGACATGAAGATACGACAGCCATACCACAAGACTATTGACAAGATGATGGACAATATCGACGCATCAGGGGCCGGGAAGTCTTCAATCATAACAAGGACATTTGGCGAAAGCAGAATGGCAGAGGTCGACGGGGTAAAAATCACATGGACCAACCGGCGCAACCCCTACGCGGCCATGCAGGGGGCTTTGGAGTTCGAGGTCAAAGGCGCGACCAGCTCGCAGGCGGCCGAGAAAATCAAGAAGGTTCTCGAGAAATACCAAAAAGAGGCCATTATTGCGCCAAGGACGGCCGAAGATATTAACCGACATAAGGCCATGAGGATCTTATGGCAGATGGCCCCGCAAGAGGCCGACGCACTTGCCGCAATGAGCCCGCCGCCGACATACGCAGAAGTTTTACAAAGGCTCAAAATGGCAGGCTACGAGCCGGACGTCCTCGATAAATTAAAACTCAAAAAAGTGGCAAAAGGGCAATATGCCTACGTTTGGGAAGGCCGGGCGGCTAAATACAAAGCGCTTGGAGCCGACCATGTTTTCGTGGGAGTGGGGAAGGACAACCTCGGTTTTTTAATCGAATTTGCCGAAAAGAAGGAATCGCTAAAGTGCTCCTCTATACGGACAAAACTGGGGATTGGCGGCGGGGCCTCCGTAGCGGACGACATGAAATCCGGGGGCGCTGATAGTGTTTTCGCGCGTTTGGCCACCAAAAATGCTGTGGGCAATGCAATATACTCAGATTCATTTCTGGCCACACAGTATAGAATTATTTACGACATAAAAGTGCTCGAAAGGACAGACTGGTATGCCTACACCTCAGATACTTTCGGGTCTACGAACCCGGCTTTTATGAGTGCGCGCCTTAGCCCTGACAAGTTTATCGAAAAAATGAACGCTAGATACAGCCCGAGCAACGAAATAATGTTTAGAAACGCTTTGCCCCACGAAGACGCCATAGGGATTGTATGCCAAAACTCAACGTTCAGAGAAGACTTACTTAGCATCTTAAAGGCCAAGGGTGTATCTAAAATCAACGGCGTACCTATTGGCAAGTTTGTTACTGTAAGCGCGAAGATAAAGGAGTTTTCAAAATGATTAGTGGCCGAGTTCTTTACGAAGTTCATGTTTCAAAGTTTGATATGCAGAACCTAGGTATAGGCGTAACAATTATTCCTTTACTAAAAACGGAATGTTCCCCGGGACGGACCCACGCAGTCGGATACGTAACGTCCGGACGCAAACACTTACTTGAGGGAGTTCTTGAGAGGGAGACGCCGGACGGGTTTATTTGGGGCTGGAAACCCTACGAGGATATGCCCGCGTCGATAATCACATTCAAGGTTTGCACCCTCGAAAGGTTCAAAGAGCGGTGGCGGGACATCGAGCGCGACGTCCCGGACATCAGATATGAAGAAGATTTGCACGAGTGGTACCGAAGAAAACTGCTTTAACAGAATAAGCGAATAGACCACACGAAGGGCCGTCCGAAAGGGCGGCCTTATTGCGTGCCTGGGGGGGTGTGAAAAATGGACGTAGAGAGAACAGTTCCTATCGTGAAGGTCGACGCAGAGAAAAGAATAGTCTTGGGCGTTGTTTACGAGCCCGACGTGAGAGACACAGACGGTAATTTTATGACCGCGGAAGAAATTGAAAAGATGGCCTACGGGTTCTTGGAGAATATGCGGAACGCGAACATAGACCGGAATCATGATGATAAGCCGAATTATGGGGTTGTGGTCGAATCATTCATAGCCCGGAAGGGGGACCCGGATTTCCCGCCCGGGGCGTGGGTGCTTGGAACGCACGTAACCGACGACGAAACATGGGAAGCAATTAAGTCCGGCGAGATTACAGGGTACAGCATCGCCGGGACTTGCACCTTAGTACCCGACGACGGATAGAGAAGGGAGGCGAAAGGTAAATGGCACAACCCAACAAGCCGGGAGAAATGAGAGACGTAGACGTCAAAACGGTTTCATTGGTAGGAAAGGCCGCAAACAAGAAAAAGTTTGCGATTTTTAAGAGCGCGGAGGACAAGACAGCGATGGTTGATGAACAGGAACAGTGCGTTGAAAAAAGTTTAGTTGCCGCATTCAAGGATTTCTTTGCGAAATACGGAACGGCAGGCGTCGAAAAAGGAGAAGTCCGGAATGCAGTGGCCCGACAGGAAAAAGCCAACAAGTTTTACACGGCTTTCAGAGCTATGGAGAACGTTTTGTATCGCATGACAGAAAACGCAAACTGGGCTGGGCTCGTAGCCGCGGCCAAGGAGTTTGTTGAGGTCTGCGAGGAAGTCGCAAACGACGAAGTTGTTGCCAAGGCCTGCATCGAAGGGCTGGAAGCGGAAAAGGCCGGGAAGAAAATCAGCTCGGCAAGGCTTGCCAAACTGAAGGACGCTCACGCGTTCTTAGCTGAGATTATAGCCGAGGCAGAAGCGGAAGAATCGAAAGAAGTCGAAAAGGAGGATACAAATATGACCAAGGAAGAGATGCAGAACATTATCAAAGAGGCACTATTGCCCGTAACAACAAGGCTCGAGGTTATCGAAAAGGCTATGACCGAAACCGAAACGCCGGCTGGGGGCGATGGGACGAAGGAAGAGGAAGTCAAGCTCGAGGACGTCATCAAAGAAGCGATAGCTCCTATCTGCGAGAGGCTTGACGCAATCGAGAAAATCCATGGCGTCAGCAACAAGATTGGCACTGATACGGTCGAGAAGAAGGACGAATGCAATTTTTGGTCCGGCGTCTTCCTCGGCGGATCATGCCAGTAATAGACAAAACTACCAACAGGAAGGGGAATAATTAACATGGAACTCAAAAGCAATCGCGCAATAATCGCAAAAGCGGCAATAGACACGAGCACAATCGCTACCTACGGCAAGCTCAACCCGGAGCAGTCGGATAAGTTTATCGATTACATGGTCGATAACAGTCCGTTTATGAAGGACATTCAGACTATCAAGATGAGCGGGCCTGAATACGACCTCGACTTTATCGGCGTCTCTTCCCGCATAATCCGCAAGGGACAGGAAGCGACCGCGCCGACGAATCAGGCCGGAGTTACGACCTTAACGAAGCGCCTCACCTCGACCGAAATAATCCTCCCGCAGGACATTTCGTTCTCATTCCTCGAGGACAACATCGAGAGGGGGAATGCAGAGGACCATATTGCGAAACTTCTTGCGACCCAGTTCGGCAACGACGTTTGCGACCTCGCCATCAACGGCGACACGACAGCGAGCGGCGAGGATGAAGACTTCCTTAAAATTGGAGACGGCTTCATCAAAAAGGCCAAGGCCTCATTGGCAGTCCATGTCTTTGACACGAACGAATCGGTCGACTATAAGGGCGTTGTTTTTGGCGGAATGCTGGACAAACTGCCCAATAAGCACAAGGTGAACCTTGGCGAGCTCCGCTATTACGTTTCTCCGAACGTGGCTTCCGCTTACATCGAGCAGTTGACCACAAGACAGACAGCATGGGCCGACGAGCTTCTCCAGACCGGGAAACTCCCCCAGTACAAGGGAGTTACCATATTCCCCGTGCAGTACTGGCCCGACGACTGTATCATCCTTACCCCGCGCAAGAACCTTGCAACGGGCGTGCAGAGATACTTTACGTTCGACCGCGAGAGGAATCCGCGCAAGCGCATCATCGAGTTCACCATGACAAGCAGAATTGCTCCCGCCGAGATAGTTTGCGACGACGCACTCGTCGTGGGATACAACGCGGCTTAACAGGTGATTGACGATGGCGACGGCGAAGAAGAGCGACACGAAAAAAAAGTCTGCTGTCGCCAAGAATCTTAAGGCGGCGGCAAGCGTAAAGGTCGAAAGCGACAAGTCGAAACTTATAGCCATAAGGCTTGTCGGGGCCGGGTCTTTTACCAGCGGAGGAATTTCTTTTCGCAAGGGGGAGGCCAAGGAAGTTGACAGCGCCAAGGCGGCCCTACTGCTCAAAACCGGCCGGTTCGTTGAGGCGTAGTTATGTATTGCACGGTTGAAGACTTTAAAAGCGCGGGCATGGGCGGAGAACACACGGACGCAGAAATTGAAA